GAAACAGAATCTAATCTTATAAAAGCAGTTACATGGTGGCAGAAGCTTTGGGAATTTGTAAAAAGTATTTTTGCAAAGTCTGAAGTTAATCCTTTTGAAGATGCTGCAACCAAAATACTTTTAGGAGAAACTGAAGATCTCACTATGGAGAATATTCAGGATGATGAGTATTATCAGTTAGTTGATCCTTTACAAGGATTACTTAACGACCAGGGTAAAATAAACCTTGATAACAGTATAGATCCTAGAACAGGTCAGAAAAGACACATCTACACTTACGAAAAGAAACAAGCTAAAGGTTCTGTAACTTCTGTATATGTAGATAAATGGTTAAAGAAAATCTTTAAAGGAAGTGACTATAGAACAGATCTACAAAGAATAATTGATCTGACTAAAGCAGAGTTTGGTGATATAGTCCACGAGCAGGTTCAAGACATCGTAAGAAGCTTGACTAATCCTGATGGAACAAGAAGAGAAACTCAAGATACAATAACTCCTAAAACAGATCCTGTTACTTTTAATGTGTTAAATACTTACATCCAAAAGGTGATGGATCAATACACTGAACCAGGTACTGTATTCTTATCAGAAGTAAAGATATTTGATAAGAGAACTGAGATAGCAGGTTCTATAGATCTTTTGATAATTAAACCTGATGGTGTTGTAGATATCTATGACTGGAAAACCCAAGAGGTATTTAAAGATCAAACTGATATAAAGACTTATAAAGAACCTATGTATAGAATCCAATTGGATAACTATCGTAAGATTCTTGAGACTCAGTATGGATTTACAAAGTTTGGTAAAATCAGAGCTATTCCTATTGCCACTCAGTTTAATTTCAGAGATGGTAAGCCTCTTAGTATCCGTAGTATTGAAGTGGGGTCAATAGATCCCTCACTGATTCCTGATAGTAAAAGCTATCTTCTACCTGTCACTCTTAAAACAGAGTCTACAGGTAATACAGAATTAGATGGCCTTATTGAAAAATTATATGGTATATACGATAAGATTGATAAGAAAAGATACAGTGGTGAAGAACTCTTTAGAAAAAGAGAAGAACTAGGTCAGCTTAGAATTGCCATCAGAGACTTACAGCTGAGAGGTGAGGTTAACCGTCTAATTGATCTTGGATTAATTGAATTTAAAAAGTATAGTGAAAAGTTAAATAGTAAAACACTTACTGGTGGAGATATTCCTGAGGCTCTTAGTATTCTTAAAGTGTTTGGTGATAGTGGTACTATGCTTTATGAGCTTAGAGAAGAGATTGCTTCTAACATTGATCCAGAAAACAAAGATGCTATTGCTAAGTTTGAAGCTCAGACTAAGAAGTTTTTATTGATGACTTCTAAAGTGAGTAAGTTGATTAATGATATTCAAACCTATCGTGATCAACAATCAAAAGAGCTTGGTGAAAAGAACGGTATATTCAATCTCCTTAATCCAGAAAAAGCAGTGGGTACTCTTAAGGGATGGTTCTCTGCATTAAGTAAGATAACACAAAAGTCTTTTAGAGTTTTCTCAAAGCTTCTTCGTACAGCTCAAAGTAAAAGAGATGCTAAGTTTGATAAGACAGCAGCTGACTTAAAAGAACTAAAAGAAAACTTTGTAAAGTGGGCTAGCAGTAAAGGATTAAATACCGACAGTGCCATGGCTATGTTGTTAAACATAGATGACAAAGGAAACTGGAATGGTAACTTCTTGACAAAATATAAACCTGAGTTTAACACTCTATACAGAAAAGCTGTTGAAGATGGTGACTCTAAATGGTTAACTGAAAATTTAATATTTGATGATGAGAAATATAAAGAGGCTGAGAAAAAACAATTAGAGTTTTTTAAGACAGTTATCTACTCAGCTAATGAAGAAGAAAATCAGAAACTAGTTAATGAAAAAATCAAAGGCTGGGTTGATAGTCATAGAGTTATTAAACCTAATGGTACTATAAATCTGAAAGCTTTATATAACTCAGAGAATCTTTATAGATATTTAAATCCTAAAGAAGCTTGGTTTAGTGATAAATGGAAAGACTTAAATAAATCAGAAAACAAACCTTTGAAAGAGGTCTATGATTACTTCCAAAATTTGATTAGATATTCTGAAGGTCTTGGAATGTTAGATAAGTACTCTCCAGGTTTTATTCCTTCTATTGCAAAAAATAAGTTAGACCAACTTGTATTTGGTGATATAAAAGGATTGTTTAGTAGAAAAGGAGTTTTTGAAGGTCTTGAGGTGGACAATGGTGAAAAGTATACGCCAGAAATTGATCCCACTACAGGAGAAGTTATCAATAGAATTCCTGTATACTTTACTAAAGACATGGGTATAGAAAAAGAAGATGGTACTAAAGACTACACTAAAAAATCTCGTGATCTTTTTAAAGTGTTTGGTACCTGGGCTGCTCATATGTATAACTATGAAGCAATGGATTCTATACAAGATGATGCTTTTATGTTGCTTGAAACAGAAAAAAATAAAAGCTCTTTAGTTACAGATGCATTTGGTAATGTGATTATAGAAAATGGTAGAGTGAAGGCAAAAGATGAAAATAAAAGAAATGCACAATTGCTTGAAGAGTTTGTTAACTATTACATTTATGATAAAACATCTGGTGTAGTTAGTGATAAAAAATTAAAGATTTTTGGTAAAGAATACTCTGCTCTAAAGGGGTCTAGAGGATTAATGGCACTATATAGTTTAAAGACACTTGCTCTTAACATAGTATCAGGAACTGCAAACTTTGTGAGTGGTATAGGTAACGTATTATTTCAAGCACAAAAGGGAACATTATTTACAAAAAAGGGTTGGGCTCAAGCTGCTGGTTTAGCTATTGGTAATAAGAAAGCTCAAGCTGCTTTGAAATACTTAAACATTCTTCAAGAAGGAACTGAAAGAACAATGATAGATAATCTATCTCTTTCTTCAACAAACAAAATTCTTAAAAAAGATAATTTGTTTATTGTTCAAAGACTTGGAGATAAAGCTGTTCAATATCCTGTAGGGGTGTCATTGATGATGAATCATATGCTAGAAGATGGTAAAATTGTAGACATACAACAATGGGTTAAAAATAAGTATGACTATAATAATACTTTCTATAATCTTTCTGATGCTGAAAGAAAAGCTCTTAGAAATAAAATAGATGAAGAAGTAGGTAAGCTTCAGAAAGAAAGAAGTCTGTTAAAGATAGGCGTACTTGATAATGAAGGAAACTTTAGTATACCTGGAATAGATAAAGAATCTGAGGAAATGGCAGACTTTAGAAATAAAATAAAGGGTATCGCTAAGAAAATTTTAGGTAATAATGGTAGAGATGATATTAATAATATTCGTACAGGTATGTTAGGATCAGCTCTTATGCAATTTAGAAACTGGATGCCAGAGCTTGTGGAAGAAAGACTTGGCGGTCTTAAATATGATGACGAGTTAAACAATTGGTCTTACGGTAGATATAATCAATTCTTTAAAGATTTACTTAGTGTACGTGCTCCTAGGTTAGCATTAGCAATTGCTACAGGATTTGGTAGTAACGCTATACAATTAGCTAAAGATTCTTATGAAAGAATGAAAGCAGAAGCTTATGAAAAAGGAGAAGAATGGACTATAACAGAAGGAGAATTTATAGACATGTATGTAGGAAACTTAAAAGCTATGATCACAGAATTAGTTGTAATTCTACTTATAGGACTTGCTTATCTTTCTGTAACTAGTGGTGATGATGACGATGATAAAGGAAAAGGAATGAAAGCTTATGTAAGAAGATCACTTAGTAAATATTTTTCTGAATTTGCTTTTTTCCTTGACCCGTCTTCGTTTACAAGTATTCTTAACAAGCCTCTTCCTGTTATAGGACTTGCTGAAGACTTTAGACAATTCACCGTTAGTCTTATACAAGAGGGATATGCAACAGCAGCTGGAAATAAAAAACTTAAGAAGAAAGCTCAACCTGCTAAGTACTTCTTTAGAATGGTTCCTATAGCAAAAGAAGCACTTCTTACAACAGCTATATTTGATGATGAGTTTAGAAAAGAATGGGATATAAGAATTAATACAGGATATTAAAAAAAGGGAGCTTAATTGCTCCCTTTTTCTTTTATTTCAAATGGAAACGTACCTATGTAACATGTCTCTGGTTGATCTATGTGTTTAAGATATCCGTTTATATAACTATGGATGTTCTTAGCTCCCACTGGGTTAGCACTATGTACAACACATTGCTTTAGAGGAACGTTCATCTTCTGAGAATACTCCACTAAAAATCTAGCACAATCTAGTCCTGTCTTCTCTTTGTAGCTTTCGTAGTCTGGTATCTGAAATCCTTCTTTAGCAAACTGGCTAAAGTAGTCATCTATATGTTCTTTTGCAAGGTCATGGTCAAATGATATAAGATGGGGTATACCGTTTTCTATAATCCATTTCTCAAACTCAGCATAGTTCCTTACTATGTTCCAGGGACTATATCCTGGTAGAGTTTCTGTTGGGGTTCTTACGTCATCTAGGTAAAGACTTGTTTTTAAATTATTCATTGTTAGTTTTTTTACATTGTTCACAATACATAGGATCTAAGTGTTTACTACTAAGAGCAAACTCCATTTCTTCTTCTGTAAAGTCTACACCAGTTTTTATAATAGTTCTGCAACCACTGCAGAGTAGGGCTAGATTACCACCATTAAATTTAATAACTGCTTTTTCCATTAGTCATCTATTTTAACTGTTACTTTTTTACACTTAATAATTGCATCTAACATTTCTTCTAGTTCAAGACGTTGAGCATTATCTAGTATCATAAGTTTATCGTTAATAGAATCTAAGCTTAATGAATCAGACATTTCTTCTTTATAAACTTTACGTGTCTGTTCACCCAATCTATCGTAGATGTCATTAAGTATCCAATCACATTTGTTTATGTAACCATTCACTGTGTTTTTTATATCTCCTTTACAATTTATTCTAAAGTCTTCAAAATACTGCTTAGCAATATTTATGTGATGTAGACCCTTGGCTAAAGAGAAGGTGTCTTTTTCTTTACTCATTTGATAATCAATTAGTTATACGTTAGATTTGCATGAATTTTTCTAAAAACTTCATGCAGTTTGTCAAGTTTTCTGTGTCATTTACTTGAGTCTTGATCTGGTTGTTCCCAGAATCTACAATAGAAGTGTTCTCCTAATGCATCTATTTCTGATTGAGGATAACCTTGTTCTACCAGCCATACATTTCTATCCCTAATTCTATCTTTAGGAATAGGTTTAGGAAACCCATATTTCCATCCTGATGGTGGGTCTATAATTGTTGCCATAGTTAAAATATATATCTGATGTTTAAAGGACTAAAATATTCCATGTAAAGTTCAGTGAACTGCTTAACCATGTTACTCTTGAGCTTATGTTGATAACGTATGTTATCTGGGGCATACTGAGAGTCTTTACACTCTTGTATGTCTGGTCTCCATAAAAGCTCGTTGATGTGTTCTGGATTACGTTCATACTGAATAGTGTTGTAAGTTAAGAAAATACATTCACATTTTACATCTATACCCTTAGATTTTAACTCCTCAAATAGTTTGCGGTATTCATCTAACCATCCTCCTACATACACTATAGGAGAGAAGTTGATATGTACTTCCATCTTCTCTTGAAGCTTGGGTATACAATCTATTCTATCTGATATCTTATCTGTACCAGGTTCTAAGATGTCTGAAAAGACTTGAGGCATAAGACTCACTCTTATTCTGTGCTTACCTGGAGCTAAGTCATACTCATCTATAGGAAACCTAGTAGGATACTTAGTGGCAAATGTACTTTTGGCTTTAGGATGTTTATTAAAATAGTCAAATACATTATCCCAATCATAGTGTTTGCTCATGAGAGCAACATCAGTACTGCATCCTATATCTATAGTGTAATACGTATCATCTGTTTGATTAGGAATCTTGGGCCATGGTTGATTATCTATCCATCTATTCATAGAAGTAAATATATCAACCAAGTTCTCATTTATATATACCTTGTCGTGGTTGTATCTTCCTACGTAACAATAGGACCCCATACAACCTCCTAAACACCCATAGATAAAATTGGGAGAAATTGCATCAGCACTTCTCCCATTATCTCTAGTATGTAGAGTTTTGGTTTTCTGTTTAATTATTTTCATACTTCTTTTTAATACTCTTTAGATATTTTTTAAATTCATTCTCACCTGCATAAGGAAAAGGTGTACTGCATATTCTATTACGAAATATTCTTCTAACACTTTTACCTTCATTGAGTATTCTGTTAGCATGATATTTACAAGGAACAAAACCTATATCTCTTCTATCACATTGCTCTTCTATTTTGTGAAGTGCTTGATGTCTTAAAAGACCATATGTTTGTTTATCTCTCATAACATCTTTTAAATATTCTTCAGTGCAGCATTTTGGGTATCCTAAAAATTTAGATGTTTCTATAATGTAGTCTTCTGTAGTTAGCCACTTTGGTTTATTACAAAATACACATTTACAATATTTTTGCATGTTTAAGAATATTCTCAACAGTAAACTTAAGAGAAATAAGATCAGATACATTGGCTATCTTATAGTCAAAGTTCCAACTATCTAAACTAGTCTCACTAGGATGAGTATTGATAGGTTTATAACCAGGTCGATCAATTCTAATAATGATACCGTTTTTATCTTTAATAGCTTCTGCTTCATTAACAAATCTAACATCTGTAATAATCCAATCTGGTTTTTTAACTTCAGTAAGATATTCAAACAGCTGCCTTATTTCAAATTTTTTTTCTTCTTGTGAGGGAGTTCTTTCTTCTGTATATCCTTTAGCATATCTAAAGGTGTCAATATCAGTTTCAGATTTATAATCAGACATAAGAGCATTAACCCACACATTAGGATGTAGCCCATTTCTCATAGCATCTGTACCAAGCTTTTGAAGAAATTCTCTAACAGTCATAGGTTGTAAACCTTCATCACAAGTGGTCCACCAAACTGCTGGTAAAGATGTTTTTTTAAAATCTTGATCTTCAAACTTTTCCGCTGGAATACCTGTAATGTGTTCTGCGATGTCTTTAAGTTTATCTGCAAACTTTTTAATTTCCCACTTAGAAGAATCTTCTAAAACCCAATCATATTCTTCTGGTTTTGCTATAGCGTCTTCTATAGAAAAAGAAAAAGGATCTTCTTTTCCTCCCATTATATATTGAATGATTTTGCCAACAGTATCTTTACCAGATCCTGAGTATCCTGATACTCCAATTATTGCCATAAAATTTAGTTTTTACAAATTTAAAAAAAAGGAGGGATTAAACTAATCCCTCCTGAAAATATTTACAGAAAGTTTACACCTAATATAGACTGTTCCATAGCTTCTAAAGACTCTTCAATTTCTTCTTTGTCTATGTCGTAGTCTCCTCCTCCGTCTATTTGAGGAGACGTGACCAATACACCATAACAATCTACAAAGTATTCATGTACTTTCTCATGATCAGCCATGTATGTACTAGGGTGAGACTCTTTTAGAGCAAGTGTAATGTGATTATACATAGTCCATGCAGAATCTACATCAGCATTATAGTTGTGAGTTGGTTTATCAATCTCACGTTTAACTATACCCACTTGTGTAAGAGTGAGGATTTCATCATTAGCAAACAAATGACCTAAGATTCTACCCTTGTCTCTAGCACTTAGCTTAACATTCTTAAGCATTTGTTTATCTGCTAATAATGTATCATAGTGTTGTTTAGCACTAGAGATTTGATTTTTAATCTGACCAACTACATCTTGTAGTGCTGTACCAGAGTGCTTACGAGAATAGCTACCCATGTCTCCTCTTAGTACGCCATTCATACATACAAATACATGAGCTCCAATGCCACACTTAAATCTCATAGTTTTGTTGTAACTATTAGACCAAGCAAACATCATACCCATGTCTGGATCGTTTCCATAGTCAAGATGGTATACACCTTGAGCTACATTACCTTCATTACTAAGCTTGTAGTAATGGTTCTTAATACTAAATCCTGCTGCTGTTAATTCAGCTTTTACATTGTCTATAACATCACCGTGTGGTACCACGGCATAACGTCCCCCATGAGTGGGGAGACTTACACTTCTTACTTGTGCTTCTGTGTAATAAGGAACTTTTGGAGGCATAATTGGTTTGTTTTACACTTTTTAAATTGTTAAAATAGGGAAAGCTGTGTCATAGTTTTATAACTTACAGTCTGAATTCCCTCTATTTGTTTATAGATCTCTTCTAAATAATACTTCTTGTTTATATCATACGTATTATATGCTATAGAAGGATCTATCTTATTCATTGTGGTTTGTAACCACTCTCCAGATTCTACCTGGATCTCTCTACCATCCTGATGACACTTCACCATCTTATCTCCAGTGTTAGAAATAAAATACCTTACAATTTTCTGAAGTCTTGTCTTCTGAACTACAGTTTCTTTTTTAACTGTAATCTTAAAAGCTTGCTCAGTAGATAAACCTGTATTAGCTTCTCTACTAACAGCATTAGACTTAACCCAGTTATCATCACTCCATGACATTTGCCAACCATTAGCTTCAAGATATTTTTTCTTTTCTTCTATAGTCATCACCTTATACTTTTCTGGTACATCATTGATAAGCTTTCTGGTTTCAAAATGCCAACCACCTTTAGCTTTAACAGCACCACAGTAGTCAAAGATGTTTTGGTTCTGATCTAAGAAATCTTCAGGCTTGGTTCCGTGTACAAAGAATGCATGTATAGCTTTTGGTATGATCAAGAAGGATTTATTTTTGTGGAACGTTGCCACCTTTTTCTTAGACAAATCTTCCCATTCAAACGCACCTTTACATTTTACTTTACCTGCTTTACTAACAGCCATGTAGTTGTTAACATCACGGATAACCATCTTACTATATTCATCATGTTCTAAAGCTAATTGTGTAAGCTTTTCCCATTCAGAACAAACTTTCATATAGTCTTCCACTCTACCATTGGGTATCATCATTTCTAGACCATCTGTGTTTAGCATAAGAGGCTGACACTCTGGAATAGCCAAACTTAACATTTCTGCAAGTTTTGATAATAGTAGCTGACCGTTAATAGTAATCTGCATAGTCATTCTAGGATCGTACAGGAAAGAATTCTCATCACCTGTTAATCCGTATGTACTGTTCAGAATAATCTTGTACACGTAGTTCTTTGGATCTGTCTTAGGAATCTTTTTTCTCTCTTCAAAGAACCACTCATACAACTGATTAAACTCTTTAGCAGGAAGATGTTCAGGATGGAAACCATTCTTAATAGCTAGATTAGGATAGAAACTAGTAACGTCAGACGTCATTATTGTCCAGCCTGGTTTAGCTTCATATACACCTGATTCTATTGCACCATGAATACCACCTAGTCCGTAGTCAGTCTTTACTCCTTTAAAGTTCATAGTATACTTGAATCCGTCTTTGGTAGATGTAATCACCTTTGTACGAAAATAGTCTAACACTTTATTAAACTCAGGAGTTTTAAACTCTACATAAGGAAGGATACAATCTGCTAGTACAATATAATCTCTCTTGGTTCTGAGTGTTTTGATATGACTCTTTTCCCAACCTAGTCTTTCTTGTAGAAAATGTAGAAATAGTTCTTTAGATATGCGGGGCTCTGATGCAGAATATAAATCTATACCATACTCTTTGGTAAGAGTTTGTCTAAGCATTATCTGCTCTTTAGAATGGACTAACACTTCTTTAGTAGAGAGTACGTCATTAATACAATACTCTATAACAGAATTCAAAGTGTGAGCATCTGTCACGGGTTCATAGTGAGGATGAGGCATCTCTTCTACATTCTGCCAGTCCATGGAATATTGTATCCACTTGAGACTGCTCATCTTAGCTTTATTATCCCAATGATTAAGTTTAAACAAGTCTATCTGTTTAATCTTAAGCTTGTAAGGTGCATAATCTAAGAAATCTCCTTTGTTAGACTTATCTATTACACTCTGTGCATAGTCATAAATCCATTTTGTAAGATAGTCTGATGTAGCTGCTATCAAAACCTTCTGATTGTCTATGATTTTCTGTGTAATCTGAGCGTCAAAGTTTAGACCATTAAAAGAAATATGATATTCTTTCTTGGCTACACACGTATTTAAAAACTTGACAAAGTCTGGGAAGTCATTTCTCTGTTCGCAAACAGCGAACACTCTTCTTATTGTAGGATCTTTATAGTGTTGGAACACTGCTACGAAACAATTACAAATAGTTTCATAGTCCATGACCCAATGAGTTCTTTCTTCTTGCATATATCTATATGTTCAGTTAAGCTGTTCCCCCTTAAAGATAAAAAAAGGAAGTGTGTTTTACCACACCTCCCTTGATTTACAAGTATAAATAACAATTATGAAATAGACGTAATAATACTTGGTGTTGGAGCCGTTCCTTCTTTAGGAACTACTAAATCAATATACTGTTTGTAGTCAAAGTCTGAACAGTTAACTGCAAAATGTAAGATGAATTTTTCAATCTCAGCTTTGTCTTCCATATAATACTCATAGAAAGTAACTAAAGCCTTACGCTCTTCAGCATAGTCTTTACCATTTTCTTTTTTACCAATCTTTAAACGTGATACATCCCCTTGCTCATTAAGCTTAGGAAGCATGTGTAAAGATTCTTTACTTTCTTTAGAGATGATAGCCAATACTTTTTGTTGTACGTCAAAGATGCACTCGTTGTACGGACAATCTTTACTTATTGGAATCATTTTGAAAGTCTTAGCTGGTCCCCAGCTAGACGTAATTAGTAACATGTTACTCATACTTTTTTGGTTTTTTACGAAATTAATTAGTTTTCTCTAAAGATTCCAAATTTTCTATTGGAATTTTTAGATTTTCTTTTTCTTTATTACAAGGATCACATAGTTCTCCTATATTTTTTAAAGTCTCCTCATCTATTTGAAGAAGCTTTGCGTATTCAGCAAAATACTCTTGAGGATATAAATACGTTTGAATATACTTATACTCAGCAGAACCTTCACCAAAGTATGATTTTATAGCTTTTTTTAATACATTAGAGAACTTAGAATACCTACCAAGCATAAAATACAACCAATCATTTTTATATATGTACATATCAAAAACGTAAAAGTTTGTATTTTCTACAGTTATTGTTTTAACATATAAAGGGTTGGTTGTTATATTCTGCTCTTCAAAGTTTTTAAACTTTTCACTCTCTGTATTTTTATAAACACATATAAGCTTCATGTCTTCTGCTGGAATAAGTCCTTCTATAGATAGATAAGTGTTCTCTGGTCCAAAGTTTGATTTTTTTATACCTAACGCTGGGTAAAGAAAAGACTTAGACTTCTGAAAATATTTGTTGTAAATTTTATCTATCATGGGTTTGTCTTTATAGAGACACTCTACCTAAAGCAAAATCATAAGGGAGGTCGTATCTCTTGTTTATATAATGCCACTCCGCTTGGTTTAAAGATTCTTCAAGCTTATTAAGCCATGTATGTAAAGTTGACTCTTTAACTTCAAAAGGATAGACGAGATAGTTCTTATCAATCACTACAAAGTTAAATCTAACATCGTATCCTTGATCAACTAATCCTGGATAATTTGTTATAACTAAACTAACATAGATGGCAGCTTGTAACCAGTAGTTATAAAACTCTACACTTTCTGGAAAATCTTTTAGCTCTTTGCTGGTGGTCTTTACATCATTAATATACACAATTTTTTTGTCATGGTCAATAACTAAATTGTCAATTATTCCTTTAAGACCAAAAGCTTTTCCATTCATTTTACATCTTAGTGGTAGCTCGTTTAAAACTTCTATGTTGTCAAACTCAGAGGGGTTACATCCTATAAGTTTACATATAGATTTATCAGTCTTAATAAGCTCCACAGCGTTATTACAAAAGTCATAACTCTGTTGATCTATAAGAGTCTTCTTACCTTTAGCTCTTAGAAAGTTCCAGTAGTTTTCAGATTCTGATGTAAGAACTTTATCTAGTCTTTGTTGATCAGTCTTTAAACTCTGATGATAATTCATATCTTTAAGAATATCTATAATAGCATCCATGAATTCTGGAAGCATTGTTCTTTCATCACCGTTCTTAGCTAATTCAACATGATGATAATACACTCTATCTATAACTGTTTTAAGATTACCTGTAGGAAGATTATCTGGACTAACTATAAACTGCTCATTAAACTTATCAGGTTCTAGTAGTAATCCATGTATAAGTTTCCCATGAACAAGATGAGCATCTAGTTTCTCTTCTTTATTTCCTAATACATACAGCTGATAAAACACAGCAGGATTCCACAGCAGTTTGTTAAGACTGCTGTAGGAAAACTCAAAAGGTTTTGCATAAAACTCACCTTCCATTATTTCTATAGACTCATTCATTAAATCTTCTAGTTCCATATCTTTAAATCTTTTAATAGCTTTCTAATTCTTTTAGTTGTCTCTTTATCTTTAGTAAGAGCTTCCTCATACTCAAGAAATTCTATAAGTTTGTGAGCACTTATAACGTCCTCACTTTTTTCTTTAGTGACCTTATCACTATGGGTGTGTTCTACTGACATAATTTTCTAATTTCTTTTCCTAATTCTGCATCATTTGGATAGTGTTTAACAAGACTATCTAACGATGAAGCCATTGGGTTTGGTTTGTTCTTAATTTCTAAAACATCTGCAATACGTTCTAACTGTCTAGCTATTTCAGGAAGAGTGTATTCTATAAGTTTCTTCCCCATCAACGTGTTATGTAGTTCTGCCATATCTTTTTCTTATTTCTTTTCCTAAATCAGTATCATTAGGATAGTCTTTAAGTAAATTATTTAAAGCATTTTCTGTTCTTACTTCTGGATCTTCTTCTTCATTTAAATATTGTGTTGCTACTAAATGACTAAATGGTTTCCAGTCTTCTGCTGGTAAATAAGCTATTAAATTTTCTACACTTCCTACTGATAAAAACTTAAGCATTATTTCTAATGCAGTGTAGTCACCACAGTGAACATCTTCTTTAATTTGTTCTATTACTTTTTCTATAAGTTCTTCTTTACTTTTTTGACTTCTCATCTTGTGTTTTTTTATTGTGACATGTTTCACAGAGCACCTGTAGATTATCCACTTCACAAAATAATCTTTCTACAAACCCTGGAAGATCGTTAGCACATCTTAATGTACCAGCAGGTATTCTATGATCTACGTTAATCTTCTTATCAGGAAACCAGTTAAGACATTCTGCACACTGATACTCAAACTTCTGTCTTTTAAGTGGACCTTTATAAGCTCGTTTAGCTTTTGCTTTAGCTTGGGCTATAGGTTTCCACCATCTGGACTTCTGTCTAAGTGCACTTCTAATAAAACTCCAGAAAGCAGCGTCTGTCATTGTACCTGCGTTTCTAGTTTTTGGTGCAGCATTTTTTCTTGTTGCCACCTTCTTCTTAGCCATTCTGTATTTTTTTATCTAAGATAGGAACTAATCTATTACGAACTTCTTTAGCTCCATAATCTTTTATACTATCTGATATGTCTTTGCTCATAGGGAGCACTGTAGTTTCTATAAAAGGAAACTTTTCCTTATACTTCTGCATAGCTTCTATACCTGCATTATCAAAATCAAACATTACAATAATCTTATCATACTTATCTCTAAGTTCTTCCATCACATCTTGTTTAATCATAGTGTTCTCACTATCAGGAGCTACAACATCTATATTAAGTTTAAGAGACTTGATAGACATTACATCTTTAAGACTGGATGTGATTACTAAGTGCTTACGATTTTGTAATTGATCCCAGCCCTGGATGTAATCTGTCACCTTAATAAACTTTTTATCAAGAGTCTTTGGCTGATAGATTTTATAGAGAGTACCGTCTTCTTTGAAATAACCATAGAGATAGAGTCCTTTTATACAAAGTTCGTTACCGTCTTTGGTCATACAATAACTTTCTAGTGGTCTCACAATGTGAGCCTCAAGTAGTTTAGATCCAATATTAAACTGTGTCCAGAAATATTGATCTTGGGTACTCCAGTTTCTCATATTATGACTAGTCACTTTATACCTAGAAGCTCGTTGAAATCTTTCTATATCATAACCTCCATTGTTATGCAGAACAAAATCATTGTATGTTTCTATAATAAGTTGACAAGTTTTATGAAAAGAAAGCTGTGTTATTTCTTTTACTAAATCTATAGCTGAACCACCTTTACCTGTAGAAAAATCTTTATACTTATAAGTATTATACTGATCAGTATAAATACACATGCTAGGTGTACGTTCTTTAGAATTAAATATAGATTTAAATTTTACATCTTGACCGTTTAGCTTTTCTTTGAGTACACAGAAGTGTTCAAATATCCATGTAACTGGTACATCTTTTATATCGTGTACTAAATCTTTTGTGTTAAACATACACTATATTTTTATACAAATAAAATTGGGGAGTGTAGAAACACCCCCCTCATTCACTAATTATCAAAACAAGTCACAAGACTTACATGCTAAAGTCATCATTAGCTGTTGGTTCAAAACCTTCTACAGGTTTATTCTCTAAAGCTTTATAATGATATTTGTTGGTTTTATCAAATTTATCAAGCTTAGACTCGTCCAAAGATACAAACTTATACTTTGGTAAAGATAATTTGATAATTGTTTTTCCATTATATTCTTCTTCTTGACCTTTCAAGAAGAAATAAGCATCATGTCCTTTAAGAATGCTTACGGTTTTCTCAACCCACTCTTCTAGACTTTCTGCAGATACACTATTAAGTCTATCTCTAAGTCCTAATTGTTCTGCAATAACAGTTAGTTTATACATGAGTTCATTCTTCATAACGTTTGGTTCGTTATGTTGATCTGTCCATGTAGTTGCCATAACTTTAGAAGATGGACCTTTAAACTTAGGTCCGTTCTCATCGTTACGGTCTACTAACCAACCTTCAAAGTTTTCTAACTCTTGTCCTTCTAGCACTAATTCTAATGCTTTCTTACCAGTGTTTTTAGATTCTCTCACTTGAGCACTATGTATGTGTGCATAGACTACTCCAGCTTGTAATGACTTAGGAATTCCTCCTCCTTGTTTGACATCTTGTCCTTGTGTACTAAACATGTTGTTTAAATTTTAAATGGTTAATTTTCGTAGTCTAAAATAGCTTCTCTTACAAATTGTAAGTTGTTCTCAATCTCAAAGGTGGAGAACATACCTCTAGGAGACTTACATGTATTCTCACCGTTTGTCTGGGTTTCAAATACATATCTAATATCTCCCTCTTTACTCTTCTTTGTTTTACCAAATAAAACAATAGAGAAGAGTCCTTCTAATGTAAGCTTCTCGTCCACCATACGACCAATGGTCTTAGCTTTGAATTTACGCTTACCTTCTAAATCTGTAGCTTCCTCAGCATGTGTAAGGAAGAAAATCATTAAGTCTTCTCTAAGATCCTTTGGCATCCTGGCTATTCTAGCTAAGTGAGCACCAATCTTGGTGAACTTCTCATAGCCTTTTTCATCAGCTTTGTCAAAGAATTCAAAAGAAGACATGTACTGAAAGTCATCTACAACAATTGTCTTAATCTCAGGACGTTTCTCACTGACATACTTAAGACATGCTTCAATGTTCTCAGCACTGGCTTTATCGTACATATTACCAGTAGGGTTGTCCTTACTCCATAATGTGTACTTACTCTTCCAGCCCTTAAAAGGAAGAGGCTTGTTGGCTACGTTTACTATAAACGTCTCCTTCGGTTCTAATGTCTCAATACTGGTAGACTTACCAGCACCAGACTCTGCAATAATTAATACTCCTTGTGCCATATTCTTATTTACTATTTTTTATAAGGTCATTTAACCAACCTTTTGCACTAACAGGTTTACCTGTCTGTATAGCAAAATAGTCTCTTATAGTCATTTCACTATAAGGTGCGTCTTCCATAGGAGCAGGAGCTTTGTATACAGCTTCGGGCGTGAAAGACTTGGTTAATAATTTATCACTACTAGTTACAGCAGAAGCTTTACTAATAGCAACAGCTTGTTCATTTACCACTCTTAGTTCATCTAGTGGTACAAGATATGAACCTTTTTCATTTAGCTCATACTCTTCATCAAAACAATTACTTGGTGGTACTCTGTACACTTTACGTTCTGGATCAGCAGGATCCAAAGATCTAGTGATTAGTTCAAAGAAGAAACCTTTTTCTTTCTTAAACTCTGAGGCAAAGATACCTACCACCATTCTACCTTGTGGATCATAGAATGGCATCTTCATGTTAAAGTCCATTTTAGAAATACCTAGATCAGTAATAAGATCTTGATGATAATTTCTAATGGCGTCTAGTTTAGACTTTTTCCATGCTTCATGAGAGATTTGATCTGACACTTGAAATGTTGACATTTGTTTTTTTGTTTTTTGTGTTATGTAATATTGAGATCTGCAGAATCAACTGTTCTAGTTCTACCTGTGCCACCTGATCTTCTTGGTACAAATCTACCAGAAGGATTATTAGACAAAGGTTCTACTGTTTCATACATCTTTTGTTTATTAAAATCTCCCTTTAGGAAAATCAGATTGTTATCTTCAGAACCGTTACGAGATTTAATTATATGTAGAAACAAGTCTTCTTTGTTACAAATATATTCTTTGGGTCCATACACAGGTATGTCTGCTCTGAACGGTCTAGTTAACACTAACACCATATCAGAACCCTGCATAAGAGCATCACCACCAAATATATCTGAACTAGTAGGAAAGTTAGCAATAGACCCTGGAGTCTTTCTAAGTGGCTCATCTATACTCCTATTAAGTTGTGTAATCATAAAGACAATAATAGGAAGCTCATTCTTAACCCTCATTAACATTTCTACAGTGTTATAAAGAGTGTTAAGTTTTTCTTTCTCGTCTCTGTCTTTCTTGATTAACCAACTATGATCTATAGTGACCAACATAGGTTTACCACCTAACGCATTGTAATACGTATGTATAGCTTTCTCCATGTCCTTATGTGTGAGAGGACTATTAATCTGTAATCTATGTATACCAGTTTGCTCAAACACTTGAGTTTCAGCTGCGTATTCCTTCATCATCTTTAATGAGAAGTCATCCACTTGCTGATTGGTACTTAGTACAGCGTCATAGTCTAGTCCAACGTGAGCAGCAAATGCTCTAGATGCTGATTGTTTAGCACCCATCTCAAACTGGAACTCTAATATATTAAATTGCTGTGTGGGGTTTAAGATTCTAGACTCTTTCATTATTTGGGAAACAAACATTGTCTTCCCTGCACCTGGTCTAGCTCCTATAGTCATCATAGAGCCCCATTCTAGACCACCAACTCCTGAGCTGTTTAGTGTATCCCAAGGAGTTTTGAAAGATTTAATTCTACCGTGTCTTCTGTCTTCTATATATTGTAACCCTTCTTTTAATATCTCAGAATAGGTACGTGCCCCATAGGGTCTTTGTGTAGGTTGTGACATGTGTTCAGTGTTGTTGTGTCTGTAAAAGTAACACTCTTTTCTATAAAAACAAAATAAATTATCTAATTTCTTCAAGAATTTTTGGGTTATCCAAAAGCTCCTGACAGTAGTCAGCTAACTTAGACGTTGTTTCTTTGGTTTGAGGGTTGGTTTTCTTAATAAAGTAGCTACTTGTCACCATATATTGGTAACGCTTGCGTTCATACACTATGTTGTAATAGTCAGCAGCATCTAGTACAAGATCCCAATCATACTCTGGATAAGTTTTGAAGAACCATACAAATTTATCTTTAAGTTCTTGTACACTCTGTCTAGCTAACTCACCACTAGGTAGGCGTTTAGCAGGGAAAGCTTCTCTATATTCTTTCACCCTTTCTAGAAAGTCTTCACCCAATATTTCTTTTGTAACTTTTTTCTTGGTCTTAACGAGATATGTCTCAAACTCGTTTAGTATTACACTTCCTAAGTTTGTAATTTCTCCATCATCTGATATAAACCCTTTAAGTTTACAGATAGATTCTTCTGCATCTACATTAATAATATTAGTAGGTTTTATCTTTTCTCTGCAACAATCTAAAAAGTATAACTGATTAGGCGTTATCTTCCACTTTATTGCTGTTTGCCATAATTGATGACTCATTAGATTCTGCTTTTATATAATTAAAAATTTTAGTAAACTTTTGTTTGTATTTAGAATCAGTATCTACTAAGTTTCTAAATGCTCTAATACTGTGAATAGCTGTACTGTGATCAGCTTGCTTTAAAGATCTACCTATATCAGTGAGTCTATAGCCCATAGTTCTAGCTACGTAACAATACATTTGACGTAGTTCTACTACTTCTCGTATTCTACATTTTGTTTCTAGAAATACAGTTTTT